GCTCCCTTCAACAGTTCGAAAATTTGGCAATCATACGTCAAATCAAAATTCGAGCACTTTCGATCCGGCAAGCCTTTCGACGACGCTCAACAGCGCGATCTATTCACTGAAGCTCACCGCAACAGTCAACCACTCGAAATCACCGACGCACGAATGACAAAGCACAACCTCTACACAGAGATTTTCTATGTCACACGAGAACACATACACATCATCAAGAACGGAGGAACTCACTCCCGCACAGGCCAGAACCTCAAATTCTGGAACACCGCATTCGCTCGACAACATCTTGTCAAAAGCGACGATCCCGACAAAGTCAGGCTCGTATTCGGCGCACCCTTCTGCTTACTGACCGCTGAACTCATGTTCATTTGGCCACTCCAAGTTTTCCTTCTTCAAATGCAAGGCTCAAAGTCCTTTATGCTTTGGGGCTTCGAAACTATCCTAGGAGGATGGTATCGACTCCGAAACTTCTTTGCGACCTACGCACCCCAGCACACCGCTGTCATCACCCTAGACTGGCGAGGATTTGATAAAGACGCACGACACACTGTCATCCGCGACATTCATCAACACATCCTACGACCCATCTATGACTTCAGCTCTGGCTACCACCCCACTGTCGACTACCCCGACACAACGTTTGACGTTGACGGCACACCAACCGGCCCCCGTATCCAAAATCTTTGGAACTGGATGACCGAAACCGTCCTCGACATACCTCTCCTTCTTCCCGACGGACGTAAGATCCAATTCACTCACTCTGGCATCTTCTCAGGTTATTTTCAAACTCAAATTCTTGACTCTCTCTACAATATGGTCATGATCTTCACAATCCTATCCCGCATGGGCTTCGACTTAGACAAATGTCTAATCAAAGTTCAAGGTGACGATTCCATCTTCATGCTTCTATGCTGCTTCATCCTCATAGTCTCATCCTTCATGTCCCTTTTTCAGCACTACGCAACCTACTACTTTGGTTCAACCGTGTCCACAGAGAAAAGCGAAATCCTACCCTCACTCGAGACGGCCGAAGTTCTTAAATACAGGAACCACAACGCCATCCCCTACCGAGACGAAATCGCACTACTAGCTCAGCTACGACATCCCGAGCGCTCATCCGACCCAGATGCAGTCGCCGCCCGATGTATTGGCATTGCTTACGCTTCATGCGGACAACTCCCTCGCACCTACAAAATCTGCGAAGACGTTTTCCTCTACCTCACGCGCAAGTATCAAGCTACCGCCCGACAATCCGAACTCGACTTCATGTTCCGCCACCTGGAACTGACTGACGTCAAGCTCGACGCAGGTTCATTCCCCTCATGGTTTGATACCTTCAAACACCTTGTCGACGACCCCCGCCCTCTGGCAAACACCCATTGGCCTAAGGAGTACTTCATTGGACTCCCTGGTTCTCAACGACGTTGAGAAGTTCTTTAGACTCATTCTCTTTTATTTTATAAATACAAAAAATCACAAAA